TGCAAGCCATAACTTACCAAGCAGCCTAGACCTGCGTAGATCCAGCGCCTTCTCAATACCTTTGATCTCGCCCATGGCCTCATAGGATCTGGCCACATCCTGCGGTGTGAATCCAACCGCCTGAGCAAAGATTCCAAAGAGCCCAACATCCGCCACGATCGGATCCCCGCGCAGGGTCGTCGCACCTTCTGTAGAGAATCGATAAGCCTTGAAGAAGTCCTTGATGATTGGGGGCATCATGGCTTCCATACCGCGGGCGTAATGACCTTCGTTAATCTTCTTGATCGCATCACCGGTGTTGACCACAATGCCAACAGAAGGACCAAGCAAGTCAATGACCATGTTCTTGACCCACTCTTCTTCATCCTTGGCCGTTGCATCATCTCTAAACCAGATACCGTTCAAGCTGGTACGGCTGGCTAGGTCTATTTGCAGCAGTTCTGACATGGGGCCACGGCTCATGGCTCTGGCGAAGTTATCGCCAAATAACTCGGCCATGGCAACCTTCATCTCCAGGCTGAAGTCATACGGCTCATCATCATCACCAAAGAGCGTATTCATCACGCCTTCAATCACCCAGTACAAAGGCAAGCCTTCATACCCGGCAAAGAGTGCTGTCATCCCCATGATCCCAGTGAACTTCTTGCGGGCCTCTTTACGCAGCATGAGCGCATCATTGTAGACACGCTTGGCATCTGCACGCTCTTCGTCGCTAAGCCCTTTATCCAAGGTTTTAAGTCTCAGCAACTCCAAGTCTTTGTTGCTTAAGAAAGCTTTGTTAAACGTATCCACAAGGAGATACGTCATCTGCTGTGCATAGTTCTTAAACTGTAAAGCCACCTGACCGATCGGGCCGCGCATGAACCTTGGCTTGGTCTCTGATGCGTACTCAAAGTGAATCTGGTCTACAAGATCCCTTGCCAAACCAATGATCTCGCCATCACCGTACTTACGCACCCGGCCAGCCGCAACCTCTTGAGCGTTAATCTCTCTGGCTAAACGAATGGCAGCAAGCGCTGTAACTTGGCGGTTGAAAAGCTCGGCCTGGTTGAACATGTAGCCAAGCCCAAGCGATACCTTCTCAAAGATTCCAAGCCCCTTGGACTGCATGGCGCCACGGATACCAGAGGCATAGAGCGCACTGGGCCGCTCTGCAATACCAGCAAGCGATAGCGTTTGCGTACGGTTGATCGTACTTTCCAAAGCCTTCAGTGCATCAGCCTCGAAGGTCTTGCCTGCTTTGCGCAACTTGCCTTCTAGATCAAACTCCAAGAGCTTGGTACGCGACGACATGAAGTCTTTTGATGCGCCATACAAGGCAGCAGAAGCCTTGGTAAATGACACATTAAACTTGCCTGCCAAAGTAGGCATACCGATGATCGGTGTCTGCGTTAAGTTGACCAGCGCCGATGCAGGGGCGGTCAGGTAGAACATAAACGCAAAGTTGCTGATCTTGGACCAGATAGGATTCTGTTTCTGGGGCGCACTGAACTCTGCGTGCTGCTGCTTTAGTTCGTTCAGATACCGGCCACGGGCATTCCCACCGCGCTCATTGAAATACTTCTGCGCGTCACCAACAATTGCATCCAACGAACCGCCATACTCAAGCCTAGCCAGATGGTACGTGCTATGGAATACCGTCTCGGCAAAGGCACGCTTCATGTCCATGCTCGCGCCCTTCACCTTCTTGGCATGGATGAAGTGCTTATGCACAGACAGATCCGGCATGATGCTCAGATAAGCCTGGTAGATGTCGTCCTTGAGTCTGGCCTTGGTATCCGTGGACACAAGATCGCCAACGTCTGTCTTATCAATCGCATCAAAGATGTCGTTTAAGAAGGCCGACTTGATGACGCCCTGAGAGAACAACTCCTTGGAATCAACACCAGTCTTGAGGTTCTTTATCTTGCCGGACGCAATATCCTTTTCAATACTTTGTAGGTGCGCCCGCTGGTCCGACTGAGATTCAAACATCTCATGGTAGGGGATCGTCTCACCGTTGGGCATCTTAATATCGTAGGCAACGAAGTAATCGCCAAAACGGTTGAGCGGGAAGTAAGGACCGTCATTTAAGAACTTCTCAAACTGCTGACGCAATCCAAGTAAATTAGCCTGACGAACAGGACCGTCCGGCAGCGCAGTCATGAGCCGGCGCTCAATGATGTCCTTCTTGCGCAAGAGCTGTGCTTTGTAAAAGTCACGGATCTTGATGAATAGCTTCTCGCCTTCCGTACCTTTGATCATCTCCCAATTCTTGCGGAACGATTCCTTCTTGATCTTCTCTGCCTTGATGGGATCAGTAGGATCAATGCCAGACATCCTTGCGTCTAGCATCACTTCATCCAGAGCCTTGCCTTGAACTGGGTTCTTGTTAGACCAGTCCTGCCATTCCTGCAAAGTCTTTGCGGCCTCGGTCAGCTTGGCATCCCGGTCGTTCAACATGTTGGTGAGTACACGGTAGTACTCAGCAAACTGGGGCAACTCTTTCTTGGCTAGCTCTGATAGCTGACGCATGTTCAAGAACGACATCAGGTTCTTAGAACTATTCATGCTTGCGTCGCCCACGAACTGGCGAAGCTTTTCCTTGGTCGCTTCAAAAGACGGCGTGTCTTTGATCATCGTATCCATGGACTTCATGCCTTCAGCAGGCGTGTCATCAATCTTGTCCACGGCGTTGAACAGATCTTGCCGTTCATCTATTGACATGTCCTTGCCGGCATTCGTAGCGGCGCTAACACTGCTACTCATAAACAGCGGCATCTGTTCGGCGCTACCCAAAGGCTTTATTTTTTCAGGGGCGATGTCCCACGAATCAGCGGAAACTTTATCCAAGTATTGCTTGAAGGTTTCATTGGGGAGGTACTTCTGATTCCGCAACTTCGCGTAGAAAGATTTCAAAGCATCAGCCAAGCGTTTGAAAAACTTTTCTACAACCGTCAGTGGTTTAGCGGATGTGGTTGCCCAACGCGATACTTGGTCTGCGTACCACTCATGGAAGCTTGTCCAGTACGGGGCTAACTGCTCAGCTTTTAAGCCTTCACCGCCCTTTGTAACCTTTCCTATGCCGCGAGGACGAAACGATTGGATAAATTCCCTGGCGTCTTTGCCCTTGCTAGACCTTATAAACTTGTTGAACTCTCCAACAATCTCGTTGTGTGTTTGAACATCAGTCTTTTCAAACACTTCATACATGTGAATGTGGCCTAGCTCGTGAGCGAGCGTCTCAAGCATCTTGCTTGTTGACATCCCGTCAGTAAAAGCTATGAAGTAGTTGCCGTCAGGCATACCTCCCATGCGGCCATACTCATTGTTTAAGCCAGCCGAACCAATCTTTCTATGTGGCCCCGTGTACTTCTCACGATTGGCCTTGGCTTCAGAAATCGTAGTTACATAGATGTTGGGTTTAATCTTGAGTAGGTTTTTCCAGCCAAGCAACACTTGGGTTAGTTCCTTGGGAACATTGGCTGAAGCGGTTACCCCAGAAGGATCAAACTTAATAAAAGGATTAGCGTCATGCTTTTTTTGTTCAGCGTCTTCAATAGCCTTCTTTGCGGCAATAAGCTTCGCACGCTGCTGAGTGGTTAATAAAGCTGTCGTGCCATCAGCAACATCAACATACTCATGCCTACTGCCATTCATTGCTAAGTACATGATGCTGCCGTACTTATCGCCGTAGGTGCGGATTAATGCAAGCGGGCCATCTTGGTAGGCGACCTCAAGCTTCGGGTTATTCTTAACCAAGTCATCAAGGAATTTTTTCTCGGCATCTGTGCCTTTGCGTGACTCTTGTACAACCTGCTTTTGAAGCTCATCAACTTCTTTTTCAATGGCCTCTCTGTTTTCCACAAAGAAATCATAAGCCTCATCTGTATCAGGCAACGTACCATCCATCATCTGCTCCGCATAGGAGCGGGGCGTGAAGGTTACTTCAGCTCTGGCAGCTTCACGTTCAGATCTGGCAGCTTCGCCAGGTTCAGCAACTCGCTCTTCGCCTTCGGGGATAGTTTGTTCCACTTGCTCATAAACAACTCTTTGCTCATCGGCAGCTTCCGCGGCTTTAAGATTGGCTTCAAGTTCACTGCGAAACTCCCTAATCATGGTTAACACTTCGTCTAGCTTGAGATCTAAATCAGCAAGCTCAGCCTTCGTCGTGTCGCTTACATAGTCATAATTCAAGATGCGGTCTTTGAGATACTCAACCGCCTCGTTTTGCTTCATCTTCTGGTCAAACACATCCGCCTGGTCAACAGCAACAGATGAAAACTCCCCAAGCCATGGGTCCAACAGCCCACTAACAACAGCCTTATCAAGGTTCTTGTCGGATTGGGTCTTGCGTATATCCGCAACATCCTTTGCGCTTACACCAGCTCGTTTCAACGCATTCAAGAACGTGTCGCCTTCTACCTTACGCTTACGCTCTCTTGCTTGCACTTCCTCAATTCTTGTATAGATTTCATCGGCCTGTTTTTCTAGCTCAGATATTTCATCCGCAAGCCTTTGATCATCTTCGCTTAATGGCGCCGGCCCTTCCATGGGAGGGGCTTCAACATACTCTGGCTCTTGCACCTGAATTTCTGCTGGGGCAGGTGGCGCAATCTCTATCTGCTGCGGTGCTGTATTGACAGTAACTGGTTGCGCCCCTGGTACTTCAGGCATAGAAACCATAGAAGGTTCTTCCATGGTCTGTTGCGGCGTGAAGAACTGATCTACAAACTCCTGACTATAAAGATCATCTACTCGGTCACGCTGATATGTCTCAGGCGGAACAGCATACGGCGCTCCCTCTGTTGGCGCCACTTGCTGAGCTTGCTGCGGCATCGGTTGCATCGCATCCGAAGCAGGTGGTTGCTGCTCAGGAACTGGCGTCAAAGGAGTTTCTGGCTCAACCTGTGCCTCTTGCGGCTCTTCTGTCTTCATGCCAAGCCGCTGTATGCCGCGCCCTGCCGCACCAAGACCAAACCCACCCGCCATGCCAGAGAAGTTTGCTTCTATGTAACCCTTTATACGCTCAGGTGAAAATAAATCGTAATTACCCTTAACATAATCAACGGCAGCATTTGAAATAAATTCTTGTGCCGTCTCTGTCAGCCCTTCTTTAACCGAACTTTTTGCAGCCGCTAGACCAACATCTTTTGCAGCTTCCTTGAACCCGCCGCGCTTAAGTATTTCTTCGGTAGCTTTTTGTTTACCGAACAAACCAAGCTTGCTTAAGAATCCAGCAGGAGCGTACAAGTCCAACATCGACTGGCCTACCGCAGCAAGCGATGCAACTTCAGGACGCAACTGCCCTGTCTCTTCATAGATCTTTGCAAATGTCTCAGGTGCATTTAATGCGTAACTTCCAGCGCCGGCACCGCCTAACGCAGCACGCTGCATAACCTGCGACGATCTTGCTGCCTGCGCAGCAGCAGCAGCTTCTGCACTTGCTCCCCTAGCCAACATAGATTCAGCAGCCGCAGCACCCGCCCTTCCCGCAACACCCCTGGCGCCAACAGCAGCCGCACCTCCAGGAAGTAGCATGGCTAATCCGTACGGCACACTTTCTGCCAGCCTCTCCCCTAAGTAACCTAGCCCAGAAAGCGGACCCGTAACATCTTCATAACTCTCGTAAGCCCTGGGTAATTCTTTAGCCGTTTGTGCATACTGCTCTTTGGCTTCACCAAGTAGCTCTCTGGCAGCTTGGTCTTTGCCAAGAAACGCCAAGCCCATAGCTGGCAATTCTTTTGTAACAGATGTGCCAATGTTTTGCGCCGTTCGTTGAACCGGCATGTGTACACGCTGAAACGCCGAGTATTCCGGTTTGTACGACTCAGCTTGCTCTAATTGCATACCACGCAGGATGGCTTGGTAATCTTCTTCCTTCAGCCCATCCGGCAGTTGAACACGACCGCGCCCAGGAACGTTGAAGACTGGCATTTATTGCTTACCCATTTGGTAGTAACGCTGAACGTCTTGATTCGTTGGCTTCATTACAGGGCCGAGTTCTGGCGCCAACATGGAAATGTAGCGATTAATAATCTCTTGTTTCTTTCTTTCTAGCTCTCTTCCCTTTTCACCCTCACGCCAATTCTTAGGAACGGAACTAAAAAAGCCAGAAGCTTCTTTATTGTATTTATCTTCAAGAGCTTTGATTTCTGGCGCGGCTAGCTCTAACGCTTTTTCTCTCACCCGAGCCGCCTGTGCAGATGTAAACCCGCCTTTCTCGCCTTTAGGCGCCATGGCTCCCATGATCCCAGCCGCAGACTTAGCCATCTCTAACGGCAGCATGGCCTGTTGTTGCTTAAGGGCTTGCATCTTGAGTGCGTAATCACGCTCTTCTTTAGCAGCTTTTTCAGCCGCATCCATGTCGCCGCGGTTCTGTGCATCAACAGCCCGCTGGTGTGCGTACTGCGCTTTAAGAGATAACTCTTGCATGGCTCGTGCAGTTTCCTGCTGCGATGACATACTTTTTTCTCTAGCGCCAAGCCCCTCAGCAATGCCACCCATAAAGTCACGACGCCGAGTACCCATCATGTTAATGAATGCCTGCCGGTTGGCCGCTTTCTCCATTTGTTCTTTGGACGGCTGCTGAGCATAAAACTGTTTCATTTGCTCCATGATCGGAGATGCAGTGTCCGGCATATTCCTACGGTTCTCGTAGTTATCTTGTACACGTTGCTGCGTCGTTCGCTCTGCTTCGGGTGTTATTTGTTCAACGCCTAGCTTCTTCTGGAGATTTTTACCCATCTGAAGAATGGCATCCAATCCCATGCCCTGCGGCGCTTGTTGCTGCTGCGGAATTTGCAAAGGTTGTTGGGGCTGCTGCTGTTGGGGCTGCTGTTGTTGTTGCTGAACAGGTTGTTGTGGTTTAGCTTGAGGCCCACTAAGTTCATTTCTAATCTTTGCAGCCTCGGCAGCTAGGATTGCTTGCGCTTGCCCAGGAAGACCTGGCTGCCTCATTTGCGCTTCTAATTGTGCCAACCTCTGCTTTTTTTGCTCAAGATCACCGGATTGATTTTGAAATATCCCGCTACGTGGATCGGCCAATAAACCACCATTATTAAAAGCAACCATGCCTCCCTTTGCCATGCCTTGCGGGGCAATAGCACCTAGCCCAGATGGTTGCATTTGTGGTTGCATTTGTGGTTGCATTTGTTGCTGCGGTGGTTGCATTTGCTGTTGAGACATATCTTGAGGCGCATTCATGCCTGGTGGCATTTCTGGCATCGTAGGTGACAGTGACTCTGCCAATTGGGCAACGACCGGCTTGTTTGGCTTTTGCGCTTTCTGTGCAAAACGCTTTCTCATGTCATCACGACGAGCTGCTTCTGCTGCTGCAAAAATAGCAAGCCTGGGATTTTGCATGTACTTAGGAAGCTCTTGATCAGGTACGCCCTTAAAGATCTCCATCGCCTCCAGCATATTCACATCTGGAGCAAGACCGCCTTGCATCATCTCAAGCCTCCATACAAAAGACCAGCTAAACCGAGCGCCTGTGTATAAGGATTAGGAGGCGCCGTGTATCCCATTTGAGAAGAGGGCTGCTGCTGTCCAAAGATAATTGATTTGTATGCCTCAGCTTGTTGTTTCGGATAGTCACGTTGACGCTGAAATTCTTCGTACATGAAGTCTAAATCTCTTTGGCGCCTTCCTTCGTCTGTTAAACCTAAACCCATTAAATTCCTAGCCCTAGCTTCTTGCGTTGCAATATCTTGCCCATAAAGCTGGCCCGCTTTATCAAACGCCTGTGCCGACCCTTGCATCTGAATATTGCCAAGATTTTGATTCAAGTTTCTAAGCGCTTCTGATTCCATGATCGCCTGTCTCGAACCACCAAATGCACCGCGCTGCGCCGCTTGGCTTTTGAGCTGCGTCATCTGCCCACCAAAATCTCGGTACGCTTGCTGCTTTGCAACATCAGTAACCGCTTGTTGATATGGGTTCATATAGGCTTGCATGACACCCATGTTCTGACCGCCAACATTCATGGTGCCAAGAAGCCCTGGTGCCATAGACTGTCTCTGCAACATTTCTGCACCCTGCTGATAAGTCGGTGCAGTTTCTGCGTAACGGTTTAAGCTATACGGTGTATATGGCGTATAGGCTATTTGTTGACCCATGCGGTATAGGTCAGATATGTAAGGCAACTGATACTCAGGTGCGCTTTGTACTATCGTTTGATCTGGCCCGCCCATGCTCATAATGGCACCTCTTCAGTTAACACCACACCCTTCTCGCGCATGTTAAATACACGTCGCCATCCAGGTCTTCCTTGAATTGTAATGACGTCACAACCTGATTTCTTAGCGTAAGCACGTATTACTGGTGCAAACGCCATCTTCAATTCTTCTAAATCACCACCGGCTAACCAGCAGTTATAAATCTTTTTCTGTGGGTAAATACGGACTTCTGTAACCACTGCGGCTTTTATACCCGGTATAAATGCCGCCTTTCCTTCCAGCACTGCACGCTTAACATCATCTAGGGCAAACAAATTGCCTGCATGATCAAGAGCAGACTGTAGCCATGCGCCACATCGTTCCCACTCATGATCAAATTCGTTCATGCAGGCAAGACCTTTTCAGCGTCTACCTGCGGCGGTTGCTTATCAGTGCCGTGTCTTGCATCTCTAATCCTCTTCATCATTTGATGAAGCCTCTTTGCTCCAGCATTAGAAGAACCATTGCCAAGATCTGCCACCACGTCGGCGGGAACCACAAATTCACCATCCGCCAATCTTGCCGGTTGCGTACCGTTAATCGTCGCCACAATGTCATCTGACATCCCATCGCCGTCACCATTTAAATATCTAGGGCTATTGATTTCACCGCCTTCTCTCTTTTTTTCAAACTCTAAAGGCTTTGGTGTAAGTGGTTGAAATAACGATGTTATTCCAGCGCCGTAAAAATTATTTCCTGCCGCTATTTGTTCTGGCGTAGGCCCATATTTTTTTGCAGCCTCTGTTGGATCGAACTGAAATGGGTTTGGGTTGAAAAATAAAGGAGCCCCATGAAATGGTTCATAGATATTTTGGCCGCTTGCAGATTTTGGATAAGCAGGTGGAGGCTGCTTGGGAAACATCGGTGCCGTAAGAGCCCTGTCATATACTGGCGCTGGAACATACTTAGGCATATTGATTGTCTTTGGTTTTGGCGATAGCGCTGCTGCTAACGCACCCAAACCTAAGGCAAGCCCTGCACCTGCTCCACCGCCACCAAGCAAATTTCCTAGATTAATTCCCGATCCGGTTGATTGGGTCAAGCCAGACATTAAACTGTTGCCTAGCCCAGAAAAAATACTTCCCCAGTCAGTCCCCGCGGTTTCATTCCCTGACGAAACATCGCCTTCTCCGCCATATCCAAAATCGTAATTGTATTGACCGCTAGTAGACATATTTATCTCTGCTATGGTGGTGTAGGCCGGGGGTCCGGCAAAGGTGATATGAAGTTTACTGCTAATACGCTCGAAGGTATACCTGGATGAGGAGACGTTGCTGTTTCCGCATCTAATCTAATATCAGTGCTGTCAGAAGCTACTTTCAGCTCAATATATTCATCAGGCGCCAAGTCAATATTAAAGTTCCAACTTATTTCTGCATAATGATTGTTGTTATGGAATGTCCAGGCGTGCGTTGAATAACCTATATCCGTGCCATTTCTGCTAATCCACAAATATAAATTTTTATCTGACGCGCTTGTTGTTTTAACTTGCCCAGAATATTGAAAGTTGTATATACCCCCAATACTTACTTCTATCTTTGATGTGCTACCAGATTGCAGCGCAACCACGCCACCCAGATAAGTGGTATCGAATACCACTGGATATGCTGTGTTTGTAGCTGCAAATGTTTGATCTGCTGTGTTGAAAAACAAACCGTTTGGGCAATCAATAAACTGACCGCCATTAGGCCCAAGCAAATTCCTTGTTACATTATCCAACCTGTTGAAATACAGTCGTAAAATATTATTAAACGATTCTGTATATTGCCATTCATAATCTTGCGGCGCTAGCGGAAGATTTGGTGATGCTGGGTTATCAAGCCTAATCATGCACCCAACCCCGTTGCTCTTCCGTCTGGCCTGATGTCAATGCGCGGCGATCCAAGCTGCCACGCATTACCCAAGTCACTACTTTCAACTTTAAATATCATTTGACGGCCACGGACGCGTACATACACCTGCCCCGTAAATTGTTCAATAGTTACCGTCGATGTCCTTGCCACCGTAGCCGAGCTTGAACCAGCCAACGACTGTGGGTTGTTGTAACCTGAACCTGAGTTCATCATCGGTATCAACGTCATGGTTACCTGCGGACTGTCAGCCGTCGATCCTGCAAACGTAATATCTGGCAGGATGCGGTAAACAAAACCTAAATTGTGGCCGTCCTGTATATCAAATTCTGCTGACTCTATATAAGCGTTGATGGCAGTCGGCGTACCGGTTTCATTATCGTCCGTACCAAACTCATGGTTAACCAGATTGTTACTGTAAGTAGCAGCTTGTGGATAATCTCTATACCCAACATCAATCCATGCCGTCCGGCCTAACGTGCCATAGTGCCAGATGTTTTCGACATAGTTAAAAACCACGTACTTATCAATAACTGTTGAATTATTTGAACAATAAAACCACCAAATTTCATTGAAGCCTTCGTTTGTCCCTGAAAAAACCTGCTCATTCTGCTGAAGATTTATGTCATTGAATACATATTTACGCAGGTCACAGTTAAGTGTTTGTACACGCCCTGAATAAGCGTAAAACTTATCTTTGCCCATCCAATAAACAACACCAGACCCTACTGAAACAGCATTCGGGCCCATCACCGATACATTGTCTCCAAGCAACTGAGTGCCCCATACCAGTGGCGCACCAAGATATTGAAACGAATAAATGGACGTGTCCGTGAATACAACAATTTCCTGCCTTGTTTGTATGGCCGTTACGATCTCTGAACCATGGGAAAGCCTCAACGAACCAGCCTGATTTGATGCGGTCGGCAGCCAGTCGGTTACCGACTCTTGATCCGACCATCTTATAAGCATCGGATCTTGCACTACAGAACCTACATCATTAGACCCAAAGCAAATAACAAATCGATAGGCATCTGAAACTAGAATAAAGTTTTGTATGATGGGTGTGTCTAGCGCACCCGGCAAGGTTTCAATTGAAACACCGCGGGTTGTCACTGATGTCGAGGCATCCCAATAATAAATGCCGCCACCCTTTGGCCCATATACTAAATCTTCGCCAAAATTGTTTGCAGACCATAGGCGCAGAGAATCTGTTGATGTTGTACCTACGCCCCAGGCGCCAGAACCCCATGTACTTGAACCCCACCCAACCACTGGTGCTTGAATAGCAGGACCAACATTAATTTGATAGGTAGCAAGTACAGAAGATCCGCCGCCCGTCGTTGTTGCATTTGCGTTGCCTGATGCCGTGATGGAATAACTATTGGCGTTTATATAAGTAATTTGATACTCACCGCTTATAGTTAAACCAGCTACTGCGCTTGCACCACTAAAGCTTACAAAGTCGCCATTCAATGCGCCATGTGAATTTGCAGTCACAACAACAACCGGCGATCCACTTGTCGTAGCAAATGGGTCTGCACCTAACGCATAAGTATTAATGTAATACTCAACAGCTACTGATCCACCGCCACCAGTAACTGTTGACGTAGCCGCCGTAGTCACGGTAATAACATAGGCATTTGCATTAGTTACTGATGTAATGACATGGCGCGTATTAAGCTCAGCCGCTGGTATCCCGCCTACGCTTGTTGCGCCTGTGAAATAAACCAAGTCACCAGCTTGCGCTCCATGCGCTGTGTCATTAACCGTGACGGTCGTTAAAGTATTAGTCGTATCAAAGGGATTGCTTAATGCCGTTGTGTAATTTCTAGTTCTTATTGGCGTGATGTCGTTGTATGCGCCGCCCTGTTCAATGTAATACTTTAGGTTGGTTCCAACGCCCATCAAGTTTTGGCCGCCAAGGGTTACCCAGTTCCACAATGAACGGCATATACCTAAGAATGTATTACCAGATATTCTTGCCCAACCACCTATTTTTTCTGGCGTACCCTGACGAAAACGAACCTTTTCTGATACGT